TCTAGTATTGACCTAGTGTCATTCTATATACTGGTGCTAATTGCTCTGCACTATTGCATTGATAGAAATGTTCTAGTATTCTTGCACTAAATCCACCAAACTCAAATTGTTTAGTACCTGATTGTATGTTGAACTTAGTATTACATAATCCAATCCACCTTGATTTCTCTTGGCTATTTAACTGTTTTATTGTCATAATATTACTTTCCTTTTTATTGTTATTAATATAGTTATTTAATATAAACTGTGCAAGTTCTCTTACTTGCTACATTGTTTTACTCGTAGGGTATTAGATGTATAAGGACACGAATGTCCCTATACACCAATACAATCACTTAATCCCTATGACTTAACAACATTGGGTACGACTTTATGATATGTTACTTTCACATTGTCCTTACCGAATGTAGCATTAGTAGTCCCTGGTCCTGAAGCTATCTTAAGTCCCTTCTGCAACAGGAAGCACTTCTCAGATATCTCTTGTCTAGCTTTATCGTTCATCGCTATGTAATCTTCACCGTCTTCATCGTGCATTACAACTATACTATCATATAAATCAACTCGTGTAACAGTATCTGTGAAGTATGTCTTAGGTATGTTTCCTTTGTTTGGACTATCTTTCTCTGAAGCATTATACCCTTGTCTTTTTAAGCTTACTAACATAATTATACTCTCTTTCTTTATTGTTTATCTTTATTATTACATCTTTAATAGATGTCTATAATAGAAGGGGGGTTTTTCTCTAGTTCCTAACGAAATGCTAACGAATGATAAATCTCAACGGAATATAAGATTTGCAACAAGATAAGAAGGGGTGTAGGTTTACTATATATCACCCACATACATTCTAATTCTATTTTTCAACTCAACTATTGACTTTTATGGAAAAGTTCTTGTAAATTATGAGATGAAGCGTAGAAAAAATATTTTAGAAAAATATGACAAAACTAAGAATCAGTGGGTTCAGGTATCTGTATCCGATGCAAGTGAAGAAGCATTAAGAATATTTGATATCATGGAAGCACATCTTGAAATTGCTACGGTAGAAGAAGAAATAAAAATGGATATAAACACAAAAGATAAAGATTAGGACTATTAGCTAATCTAATACGGTAAGTATACCTACGTATTAATTAGCTAATAGATTATCTTATTTATACCCTACATTAAATATTGGAGAAGAATATGAAGCATAATAATGATTTCAGGTTTGATTTAGACTATGGTAAAGAAGGGGAAGGGATGATGCATAAGATGTTAGCTGGAAAAGAAGGCTATAGAGTAGAAGTAAAAAGAGATAGACAAGCTCATAGAACAAACAATCTATACTTTGAATATGAATCTAGAAATGAACCGTCTGGTATTGCTAGCACAGAAGCAGACTACTATGGTTATTTTATAACCGATACTTTCTGCTTTATTATGAAAGTAGATGTGTTAAAAGAAAAGCTACGAAGATTGATAAGAGAAAAAAAAGTAATTAATCACAGACAACCTGGAGGTGACAATAATACCTCTCTGGGAGTATTAGTGAGTATAAACAACTTTATGGAGAAAGTATGAAGAAACCTAAACAGAAGATGACACAGAAAGAGATGTTAAACATTATTGATGGGTTGATGTTAGAGATATCGCAAGTAAAGATGCTTGCTTATAACACCGATAAATTAATAACAGAGTACATTACCTTCAAGAAAGAGCAAGGGGATTTTAAAATGTACCTACAATCAAAGTATGAACCCAATGATAAAGATAACAAAGAAATTAAAGAAAAATAACTTTAAACCAGTAGTGTATGTAGTGTACAAGAAGGAAGAAGCTGACGCTAATAACTTTACATACAAGCATTGGTCTAAGTGTAAGCCAGGAGAATTTGGTATATCAGACGATGATTACGTGTCAGAGTGCATCTATCGTAAGGATTACAAAGGTAAGGTAGAGTATACGTACCCATTTGGTAGACAATGGGATACTAAACATGGTGTTCTTGAGTTTGAGCCACATTATAATTCAAATAACTTTAGTACGGTGTCTACTAAGAGCTATAATGACTTAGAGGTACAAAAGAAAGGTGCAGACATAGCTATGGATGCTTATATAGCGTACAAGGTTGCAGGATTACAACCAGATTGGGCTCAAATAGGTACATTGTACCGCCCAGACCAAGATAATCCCGTTATTGCAGCTAAAAGATTATTTAAAACTAAACAGGTGAAAAAGATGATACAAGATAAACTAAAAGATATTCTTATTGATAGAGAAATTGATGAAGGATTCGTATTGGATGTGATTAAAGACGCTATTGAGGTAGCAAAGGTAAAAGAAGACCCAGGTAATATGATTCGTGCCGCCAAAGAGTTAGGTGATTTCTTAGATATGAAGCCTAAGCAAAAAGAAATAACGGAATCCCTAGAGATTGATATGTCACATCAGATACAAGACTCTTATAAAAAACAGACTAAGAAATTAAAAGCAACACAAACGAGAAAGATAGATGAAGAAGACAATCAAGATAACGGGTAAGAAGAACAATCTGAATGAGTTCCTAGCGGTACTATTAGCTGTGGCAGAAGATTGGGGAATAACCGTTATTATCAAGGAAGACTAATGGATAAGAAAAAAATGATGTTAGAGATGCAACAGGATATGTTGTTATTTGGCCGCATGGTGATGCCTAATATGTTTAGTTCAGAATCACCACCATTTCATTATGACTTGACAAAAGCCTTGATAGACCCAGATGATAGGCAGATTAATATCATAGCTCCACGTGGACACGCTAAGAGTTCGGTGGCAGCAGGTATTTATCCTTTATGGCACTTGATGTTTCAACCTGGTGTTAAAGTGATTGTGTTGGTATCTCGTACTCAGGGTCACGCCACCAAGCTATTAGGAACAATTAAGGATGTATTAGATTATTCTCCTGAGTTCAGACACTTCTTTGGATACTGGGGAATGCAGTCTGCTAAGAAATGGACGAACACAGAGATAGAATTAAAAGATGGTAGCTTAATTATATGTAAAGGTACGGGTCAACAGATTCGTGGAATCAAGCATGGGAATCAACGACCGACATTACTTATTTTAGATGACCCAGAAGATGAGAACAACACTAAGACTTCAGAGGCAATGGAGTACAATCTACGTTGGCTACTACAATCTGGTGTTCCATCCCTTGACCCAATGAATGGACAGATATGTGTTATTGGTACTCCTCAGCATGAACGATGTTTAGTAGAAACACTAAAAGAGATGAAAGGGTGGAATACACTAGAGTTTAGGCCAGACCTAGAAAATAAGATTGCTCTATGGCCTGAAGTATGGGGAATTGAAAAGTTACTGCAAAAGAAAGAAGAATTAGAAAGTATTAATAGGTTATCTGTATTTTACAGGGAATACCTATGTCAGATTGTTGGTGATGAAGATAACTTATTTAGGAAGGATGACTTTCAATCGTGGGAAGGAACCGTTGAAAAAGATGAGCAAGGGTTGTCGACCCTCGTTCTGACAAACCTTAATGGTTTGGAAGTAAACGAGAGGAGACCTGTAAACGTGTTTACTGGTGTCGACCCTGCATCTAGCACGAAGAAAGGTGCTGACTTTTCTGTTATATTTAATATAGGTATCGATAAAGACTTTAATAGATTTATATTACCCTACTATAGAAAAAGAGCTACGCCTCTAGATTTAGCTGACGCTATCATTAATAACTTTAAACAATATAAAAGTACTAAGACTCGTATTGAGTCTGTGGGTTATCAAGAGATGTTACGTCAATATATTAAAGAACAAGCTGAACAGATGGGGATGTTTATCCCTGGATTAGAAATAAAAGAAAACCCTCGTACCTCTAAGAACTATAGACTAGAAAGCTTACAGCCTATTTTTGCAAACAAGAAAGTATACATTCAATCTAATATGCAAGCATTTAAAGATGAACTACTACTATATCCTCGTGGTAAGCATGATGATTTACTAGATGGATTCTTTTATGCTAATAAAAATTGTTATAGACCTGCACACAAAGAAATGGGTGAAAAACAAAAGAAAGAAGAATGGTATACAAGAAAAAAACCTAAGTCTTGGAAATTATTTTAATAATCCTTGACATTTAGCTAAAAAATCACGTAATTTCACTGTACTACATTTATGGATAAAAACAAGTACTTTTTTAATTTTAACGAATTTATTAATAAGTTAGATATATTAGATAAGGTAGAAATACCGAAGGGTTACAAACAAATAGATGCCAAAAAAGATTCAAAAAAGAACTCAAAGCACAAGAACTCAAGGAAGAGATGACCTAAAGCTTGTATTCGATATTGATTCAGGAGCCATTAATCCAGAAAAAACACCGATAGAAGTAGAAGAAACTAGGGAAATATTCAATGATTATAGAAGTGCAAGAGAAGTATGGGCACAAAAATTTCAAGAAGCAGTAGAATTTAGAGCTGGAGCTCAATGGACCAACGAAGAAAAAGAAGTGCTAGAAGCTCGTGGTCAAGCACCAATAGTTGTAAATAGAATCCACCCTATTGTAGAAACAGCAAAATCTTTATTAACTTATAACTCACCTCAATTTCGTTCTACGGGTCGTGAAGACTCAGATAGAGCTACAGCAAAAGTATTTTCAGACCTTTTCCAATATATATGGAGTATATCAGCTGGAGATGAAGAATTAAAAAGAACTATTGATGACTACTACGTTGGTGGTATGGGTGTACTTCAAGTATTTCAAGACCCTGATGCTGACATGGGTAAAGGTGAAGTTTACGTAAAGTCTATAAATCCTTTAGATGTGTACATCGACCCCAACGCTAAAGATATATTTGCTAGAGATGCAGCTAATATATTAGTTACTACTTATATGACAGATGAACAAGCTATGCAAGTATATCCTGAGTTTTATAATATTATTGAATCTTCTTCTGCTCACCCAGATGAGTCTAATGATTATCCTTCTACTAATTTAGCTAATTCGGAAGGTCAGTTATTCCAAACAGATGGTACGGAAACAGTTCATAATAGAAGACAATACATTGAAAGATATAAAAGAGAACGACATACTTTTTATAATTGTTACGAACCTTTTTCTCAGCAAGAACATTTATTAGATAAAAAAGAATACAAAGAATACGTTGCTACTTACTACATGAAAGTAAAGACTGCTAAAGGTGAAGAAGTAATATTGTTTGATGAAAATTCTGTTGAAGAAATGTATAAAATTATAGAAGAAATAGGTCCAATGTTTCATTATAGGATTCCAGAAGTTCAATACGACCAAGCAGGACAACCTATTCAACAAGATATGATAAGAGTTCCTGGAGAAGAAGATGAGAATGGTATTCCTGGTAGTACTACATTATTAATACCTATGACGGTAGAAGAACTTATTGGTTCAGAAGAAATTATATCTAATGAAATAGAAGAGTGTCGTGTAAGAATGATTGTTACGGTTGGAGATAAATTATTATATAAACGTTTATTACCTATAGAAGATTATCCCATTGTTCCTTTAATGAACGTACATCTTCGTAATCCTTTTCCAGAATCAGATGTTAGGCTATATAGACCTCTACAAGAATATATAAACAAGATTCGTTCACTTATTATAGCACACGCAAGTACTAGTACCAATGTAAAGCTTTTAATACCTCGTGGTTCAGCAGATTTAAATCAAATTGAACAAGAGTGGAGTAAAGCGGGAACTAGTGTTATAGAATTTGACGCTGAACTAGGTGCTCCTATAGTAGCTGGTCCAGTACCATTACCAAATGAGTTATATAAAAATGAAGCCGATGCTAAGTATGACCTTGAATACGGCTTTGGTATTTTTGAGTTAATGCAGGGCTCTGCTAAATCTGCACCATCTACCTATAGAGGTACTCTAGTAGTAGATGAATTTGGACAAAGAAGAATTAAATCAAGACGTGATGATATAGAAGGAATGCTAAATCAATTAGCAAAGGTTGCAATACCATTGATGCAACAATTATATACAGAAGAAAAAGTAATACGTCTTGTCCAACCCAATGGTACTGAAAAAGAAGAAAGATTTAACTTCTATAAAGAAATGGACAACGCTACTGTATCAAAATTTCATGATATAGGAGTAGGTAAATACGATATTGTTGTAGTCTCAGGCTCTACATTACCAACAAATAGAATGGCACTATTAAATAACTATATGGAAATGTTTAAACTAGGATTAATTGACCAAGTTGAAGTATTAAAGAAATCAGAACTAGTAGACTTAGAAGGTGTACTAGAACGTTCTGGTCAAATGAAACAGCTAGCTCAACAAAATCAAGCATTACAAGAAGAATTAAAAAGAGTCAAGGGAGACCTACAAACTGCTTCACGTGAAGAAGTTCATGCGAAGAAGAGACTCGAAGTAGAAAAATTCAGTGGAGATTTAGATAAAGTATCTAATCGAGCTGATATGGCGACTAGCTTATATAAAGCTAGGCTAAACGATGCAAAACAACAGTTAATGAACTCGGACATCGAAGACGCAGACGTTCAAGAAGATAATATTTTTGAACCAATGAACGAAGGTTAAGAGAGTTAACATAGGAGAGTATGAAATGAATACAGATAATACACAGGCACAAGTAAATGAGAAGGAAGTTGAAGGCATGACTGAGCCAACAACTGGTGAAGATGATATTTTTGAATCAATTTTTGGAGCAGAAGCTAATAAAGCTCCTGAAGCCGAAAATTTAGTTGAAGGTGAACCATTGGATATTCAGCCTACTAGTGACCCAAAGAGTGATAATGACCAGTTTCAATACTGGCAAAGTCAAGCAGATAAACGTTCTGCTGAAGTAGATTTATTGAAATCTCAAGTGACAGATTTAATGTCAAGACAAGTTCAACCTACTGAAGTAGCACCTGTTATAGAGGAAACAGTTTTACAAAAACCTGTTAAACCTACTAAGCCTTCTGAATTTGACCACTCTGAAGCTTTGACTGACCCTGATAGTGCATCAGCGAAGTACTTAGGAGCACAACAAACTTATTTGGAAGATATGTCAGATTACGTATCTACCTCCAATGAAAGTTATATGAATCAAATGACACAACAAAAAGAAAAAGAGCAGCTAGCTAGTAGAGATGTAAAAGTTATGCAGGATTTACAAATCAAGTATAATTATACTCCAGAGCAAGCTCAGGATTTCTTACAACAAATGTCAGCACCTGATTCATTGTCTTTAGATAATTTAGTAAAACTACACCAATTGAAACAGCCGAATGCGGCACAGGGAATTACTCAGGTAACCCCACAAGCTCAACAGAAAGTAGAAACTATGCAATCTAGAAAAGACAAACTAAGTATACCGAAACCTATCGGAGTACAGCCAGGAGCTAGTGACCAGTCATCAGTAAATACAAACGTTGAGGACTCTATGATGGATACCATGATAAAGGACTTCAACAAACAAAACATATTCTAATTAAAAGGAGAATAAGATGGCAACACAATATTCAAGCAGTATAGGTGTTACTCCAGAAGGCGTTACAATTAATGATACAAGACGTATCTATAATTTTGGCGAAAGAGTAGCGGAACTATCACCTGCTTCGTCTCCATTCTTTTCTTACTTATCAAAAGTGGCTAAAAAACCAACTGATGACCCTGTTTTCAAATTCTTAGAAAAAAGACATCAATGGCAACGCAGAAACTTTAGATTAGAGTCTGCAGTTAGTGCAATTACTTGGAGTTCAAGCGATGCTAGTTTAGACATCGTTGCAGCTTCAAATATGTACTTAACAGCTGACTACGATAAGTTCGGAAGAAAAGGCGCAGCAACAGACACATATGCACCAGAGTTTTTAACTGTGGGACAAATTGTCGCAATTAAAGGAATCTTTAAAAATGAAGCAGCGGCTGACGCAACTTCAGGAAGTGGACTTACTTCAGGACCAGTAATTGCATATTACAGAATTGGTACTGTAAATGCAATTAACACACAAGGCTCAACAGCAGCTAGAACGGAAATATTTGCTAATTTTATTAAAGCGATATATGTTCCTGGTGTAAACACAGCAGGTTCAGCAACAGCAATTAATAAGGGTCTAGTATCCTTTGACGCTGCTGATACGCTTGAGTTTGCAGATGATGCTGAAGGTCAAGTAGTAGGTACAGCTCACGTTGAAGGCGGGACTGCACCAGATGGCTGGAGAGATGAGTTCTACACAAATGAAGGATACTGTCAAATCTTTAAGACTGCAGTACCTCTATTTAGTGGAACAGCTTTAGCTACTCGTTACAGAGGCGACGCAAACGAATACATGAGAGTTTATCAAGAGAAACTTATGGAACATAAGATGGACATTGAAAACGCTTTACTATTCGGTTACGGTGCAGCAGCTGACGAAGTTGCAGGTTCAAGTTCAGTAGCTTCAGATACACGTAAATCATGGGGTATTTTACCTTACACTGAAATTAACGGTAAAGTAGAGCAATTTACTTACGCCGCTTCAGATTATGATTCATTTGTAGATTCAATGTCAAATATCATGGATGCAGAATCAGGAGCTGGCGGTAGTAAGCTTGTTCTTGCTTCTCGTAAAATCATGAACTGGTTAAACAAACTTGGTTCATCATCCTTCTTAGGAAACACAATGGCGTATGCGAATGCACCATTTAATGTAGACGTAAGTAAGGGTCAATCTATGTTTGACGGAGTAGCTGTGACTAAAGTAGACACCTTATATGGTAGTCTTAACTTTGTTATGGAACCTCTACTAAGAGGCCCATGGGCTGACCATGCTGTATCTATAGACTTAAAAAATGTAGCTTACAGACCTTTACAAGGTAATGGCGAATCTCGTGATACTCAGATTATGACTAACGTACAAAACAACGACGTTGACGGAAGAAAAGACATGATTCTTACAGAAGCAGGTCTAGAAATTGCTCTACCAGAAACACACGCTGTATTGAAGTTTAGTTAATAGAGTGAAGTCGGGGAGTTGCAATATACTCCCCGCAAAATTTTAAATAAAAGGAGATTAAAATGAAGAAGAAAAGTATGACAGACAATTACAACCCACAAGGTAAGGGTTCAAATAGTACGGATAATAGAAAAGATGGAGCTATTGATAAAGCGCAAAAATACCGAGCAAATAAAGTTGATGAAACTATTTTAGAAAACCTTAGAAAAAGTGGTGCAAAATTGCCATCAGAACATAAAAACAAACCAAAAAAACCAAAATCTAAGTTTCAGAAATTATATGAAGCTAAACAGGGTAGAAAAACTAAAGACGGTAAAATAGTAAGGGATTATTAATATGGCATTTAAAGATGAAATAGAAGCTATAGTAGGGGATATAGAAAGTCCTAGCTATATAGCAGAAGCTAATCTTTTTTTAGTAGAGGGTGTTAAATTCATAACAAAGTATGTTATGCTTAATCCTGCAATGGCTGAAAAAATGACCACATCAGGTACTACTATAAGCAATGATAACTCTTTAGGCTTAGATGATGTACTTAAAGTTGTTTCTGTTACAAGATACGATGGAGCTAGGGATAGACAAGCATTAGAAATTCCCGCACATATGATTGCTGATTATGCAGACTCAAATAGTATATATGCAAGTAGTAAATTAGACCCTAAATATTATATATCAAATGGCAATTTAAAAATTGTACCTGCACCAACATCGGCTCAAACTGCTATAGTAAGAAGAATAACTCCAGATACTACAGTTTCAACAACGGATGTTAGTCTTGATAATTTTCCTTCAGAACTAGAAAGAGGATTGATATTGTATACTGCAAAAGAATTAACAAGATTGTTTATTAATACTAAATCTGATGCACTTCCTGCTAATATGACATTACCTACAGTTCCATCTTCTCCCGTTATGAGTGTTGTAGTTTATGCAGATGCTACAAACGCAGACGCTGGAGCTTCAACTGTTGGAGCAATAAGTAAAGCAACGGTAACAAATAGCGTTCCTACTTATGTTCCACCTGCTTTAACATTAACAACTGCACCGAGTATTAGTGATTTAACTATTAGTTCTTCTGCTCCTACTTCACCTAATTTACAGACAACAATTATATCAGATTTAGGTACAGCACCAACTTATACTCAGCCATCTTTAAGTATAGATTATACTCAATTAGGAGCTAGTTCAGACGCTTATGGTGTTGATGATTTAATTGCAGCTGAAGATGTAGAATTGGCTCAAGTAGTATTATCTAAGAATGCTCAACAAATACAAAAATATCAAAGTGATATGCAAAATAATTTAAATGAATTTCAAGAAAGCGTAACTAAGTATCAAGCTGAAACACAAAGAAAAATAGAGCAAGCAGGTATAGAATCTGGAGAAGATAGCCAAGCAATACAAAAATATCAATCTGAAACACAAGTATATTCTGCGAATGTACAAAAAGAAATTCAGCAATATCAATCTAACCTAGAAAAAGAATTGCAGTTATGGACATCTAAAAGAAGTACAGAATTAAATAAATATCAAGCAGATATACAAAATAGTTTAAATTCTTTTAATCAAGAAAATGTAAAGTATCAAGCTGAAATGCAAGCTGAGTTGTCACAACATCAAGCTGACTTACAAAAAGCTCTTTCAGATGCTCAGTCAGCAACTCAAGTTAGTCTTGCAAATAAACAAGCAGACCAAGCTTTAGCTTTACAAAATGCAAGTGCTAATATGCAAGAAGCTATTCAAGATAATGCATCAAAAATTAGTTCCTATTCAACAGAATTACAAAGTTACTCACAACAAGTGGGTAAAGAAGTTCAAAACTTTACTACGAAGTTACAAAAAATAACTACAGATTATCAATGGTTACAACAACAATACCAAAACGTAGTTAGTGACTTAGTAATGTTTCTACAACAATATATACCACAACAAGAAGCGAGGAGAGCAGAAAATGAAATTGCAAGCAATGATAGACCAAGTTAAAAAACATCATCCAGATTTAGGAGCAAATGAAATTATTGTGATGCTCAATGAAGCTTCTGATGAATTTTCTTCTAGAACATTATTATTGGATGAAGCTACGCAATTTGAAACGGTAGCAACCCAAAGATTTTATGGATTAAAAGATACAATTTTAGAAATTAAATCAGTTGATTTAGAAACTTCTGATGGAGAGCATTTAACAATCAAGAGATTAATGGGGAGACCTAAATATAGGGATATAAGCTAATGGCTACTGTAAAATCAACAAAAGAAAATGTATGGTGGATTGAAAGAGATTCTATTGGGCTTGCTGTATATGATGCATTAGAATCTGAAAAAAATAGGTATGCTAGTTTATCTTCTGCCTTAACTGTTACTTTATTCTATTATAAAAAAGGAAACCATTTTAGTACATTAGATAGTAATACTGCTGCAATGTCAGAGCAGAGTGATTTACCGATACAGTTTCATCAGTATCTTGTTGACAAAGTAATACAAAAAGGATATGAGTATAAGCCTGAAATGATACAAATGGCTCCATACTTTGAAAGAAAATTTGAAAAAGGAATAAAAGAAGGAAAGATGTTTGCTAATCGTGGCAGAATATCTGGATTTAGAAGAGTACAACAATCTAGTTATTAAAGGGGAAATAAATGGCTAACAAATTAATTATTAAAAATTCTTTACAAGCTCAAATAGATGCTAGTGAAACAGTAACTAACAATGGTACCACTGTGTATAGTACTTTCCATGTTGATGCTAAAGTAGGTTCGGCTTCAGGTTCATATGAATCGACATACACTGATGCAAAAGCAATTAAGTATGTTGGTGTAGCAGATATAACGACTAATGGTGGTGCAGCTTTAACAGATGGTGCAGTAGCTTTTGAAGGAACTGCAACAACTTCAGGAGCAGAACCAAGTGTTAATGGAGTAAAAGCATTCTATGTTAAATTTGATAGTGTCTTGGGTACATGTGCTTGGGTTAAAGTTTTTCATGGTTCAGTATGCCATGCACAATTAGCTTTAGGCGAATCGGTTTGTATTCCATTAGTTGATGGAGCTTTGGCAAGTTGCAAAATTGAAGTAGATGCATTTAGTAATGGTGTGCATGAAGCTACTGTAACTGTTATACTTATAGGAGACTAACGTGGCAAACACTTGGTTAAAAGGACACTTTGGCTTAGAGTCATTTGACTCTATAGGAACATTCTTTAATGTACTTAGTCAAAAATTTAATGATAATGTATCTGGTAATTATACTGACGTAGATGATGTATTAAATCCTTCATATGCATTAATACCTTTATCTGATGGTAAAGTAAATGAACCTACTTATACTGTAATTCCCCAATCAGATGGTAAAGTAGATGAACCAAACTATACATTAGTTCCATCAGCAACATTGGGAAAAGTTTCTGAACCAACTTATACATTAGTTCCATCCTTAGATGGTAAAGTAGATGAACCAGTTTATATTGACAAGGTAATAAACTCATAATGGGTGGTTCACTAACAACTCCAAATCAAATTAAAGATGTATACACTAAGCTAGTGTTTATAGAGGGTGGTGTATTAAAATATGATAATGGAACTTCTAACGTTACTATTACTACTGCGTCAGGATTCTTATCACCAACAGCTACGGCATTAGCAACAGCTAGAACAATTCATGGAGTATCATTTGATGGTACTTCCAATATAGATTTATCAGCACAGATACAAGCTACGGTAGGAGCTATGTTTAGTAGTAATACTGAAACCAACATTACTGTTACCTATCAATCAGGAGATGGCACAATAGATTTAGTAGCACAAGGTGCTATAGATTTATCTGGTACTATAACTGGTAATGATTTTGCTAGATTTACAGATACTAACACACTTCAAGGATTGAGTGTAGAAGAAACAAGAACTGCTTTAGGTTTAGGTTCTGCAGCGTTACTTGGGACTGCAGCTGTATCAAACGGAGCATCTACATTAGCAACAGGAGACCAAATATATGATTTTGTTGTAGGTCAAAACTATTTAACAGCTCACCCTAATATTAGTGGAGCAAGTTCATCAAACAACTCTGGAGCTACTTTCATACAAGATATAACCTTAGATAGTAATGGACACATTACTGCCTTAGGTACAGCAACAGCATCTACCTTAACTACAGAAGCAGTACAAGATATCGTTGGTGCTATGTTTGACGGTGGAACTGAAACTAGAATAGGTGTTAGTTATGATGACCCTAATGCTAAAATAAACTTAGTTGTAGAAGACATGACTGCTAATACAACTTATTCAGTACAAGATGGAGAGTTATCTCAAAACAATTTTACAAATGCGGACCATACTAAGTTAAATAATATTGAAGCAAGTGCTGATATAACAGACACGGCAAACGTAACTGCATCTGGAGCATTGATGGATTCTGAAGTAACTAACTTAGCACAAGTCAAAGCTTTTGATTCTTCTGATTATTTAGCAAGTTCAGTAACAACTATAAGTGGAGCTCAAGCTTCAGCAATTACGGCGAATACTGCTAAAACTGGAATAACTTCTGGTCAAGCATCTGCAATTATTGCGAATACTGCTAAAATTAGTTATAACAGTACTGCAAGTAATAAACTTGGAACAATAGAAGCAAGTGCAGATGTAACGGACACAGCAAATGTAACAAGTTCTGGTGCGTTAATGGATTCAGAATTAACTGATTTAGCAGGTGTTAAGGGAGTAACAATCTCAACATTACAACCTAAACCATCAGAAGGAGCTTTTGCAAACGGAGATAAAACTAAATTAGATGCTATCGAAGCGAGTGCCGATGTAACAGATACTGCTAACGTGACAAGTGCTGGTGCATTGATGGATAGTGAATTAGCTGGACTTGCTGCCGTTAAAGCAACTACAGGTACTTTTTTAACTGCAGACCAAAGCAAATTAGATGGAATAGCAGCATCGGCAAATAATTATACATTACCATTATTAGATGAAGATGCTATGGGTTCAGATAGTGCAACAAGCGTAGCTTCACAGCAAAGTATTAAAGCTTATGTTAATAGTATTGTAGATGGAGCACCAGGTACATTAGATACATTAAATGAATTAGCAGCAGCATTAGGCGATGATGCAAATTATGCAGCTAGTACATCAACAGCTATTGGATTAAGAGCATTAAAATCAAATAATTTATCAGATTTAGCTAACGCAGGAACCGCAAGAAGTAACTTAGGTTTAGGTGCTTTAGCAGTATTAGGTACAGTAAACGCAGCAACAATAACTGATAATTCAGTAGGTGCTGACGAATTAAATGTATCAGGAGATGGTAGTACATCTCAATTCCTAAGAAGCGATGGAGATGGAACATTTACTTGGGCAACTCCAACAGATACTACTACCAACACAACCTATTTAGGTGGTACTAATCTTACTTTAAGTGGAACTACATTCAACGTAGATGATAAATTCCTAAAGAATGATGCAAGTGATACTACAAGTGGTACAATTACTGCTGGTGGTTTTACGACAACTGGTTCAACTCAACTTGGTAATATGGTTTACCTAGATGGTACTACTCCATTTTTAAGAATCCAAGAAAGTGGTGTTACAAATACTCCTGAATGGTGGGTTGGTGCAGATGGTGGAAACTTTAGTCTTAGATTAAATAATGCTGGTGCTTATCCTCTTAACATAACAACTAATAGTACGAATAATGCAGTTACAGGTATGACTTTAGGTTATGCAACTAATGTTACTGGAACATTCGAAGTAAATAATAGGGTAACATCTACTGGTACCAATGGATTTACAATAGGTAATTATGGTGGATATGATAGAATACAAAATTCTTCTAATCAATTTGCATTTTTAACTGATGGCAATGCTTATGCAAATATGGCATTTGCTACAGTATCTGCTGGAACTTGGAATGGAACTGCTATTGCTAGTGCTTACTTAGACGCAGACACAGCACATCTATCTACTAATCAAACATTTAGTGGTTCTAAAACTTTTTCAAGTCATTTAATATTACCTGATAATATAATGGCACTATTTGGTGCTGGAAATAATTTTCAAATTGGACATAAAGCTACTTATTCTCAGATAGTTACTTATGAGGGTCATTTATATATAGATAATAATGCTGATGACCAAGATATTGTTTTTAGGTCTGATGATGGTAGTGGTGGACTTGCTAATTATATAGTATTAGATGGTAGCACTACATCAGTAGCTATACATCAAGATATAAAACTTACTAACACTAAAAAACTTTATTTAGACAATGGTTTAGATACTTATATAAACGAAGTTACTGCTAATGCAATAGGGTTTACTACTGGTGGTGCAGAAAGAATGAGAATTGACACTACTGGATTAGGCATAGGAAAAACACCAAGTTATAAGTTAGATGTTAATTCAACATCTGCTGGTATTATAGCACAATTTCAATATGCTTCTGATACTGATGGTAGAATACAAATTTATGCAGATGCTAATGCTGGTTCAATAGGAAATGATACTGGATTACAAGGCGAAACAATTTATTTCCAAGATGATGTAGGACAAAGATTTTATACTGCTGGTTCTGAAACAATGCGACTTACTACTGCAGGAGATGTAACTATTTCTCGTGGTAGCTTAACATTACCAGTTGCTGAAAAACTATTCTTCGGTGGTGGTGCACATACTTATATTGGAGAAGATGTTGATGATAGATTAAGATTCTTTGTTGGTGGAGATGAGTTTATGAGATTCACTCAACAAGATGCTGCAGGAGAAATATTTAGTATTTATCAAGATATTTATATACCAGATAGTAAAACAATGCATTTTGGAGATGGAAATGATTTAAAATTACAACATACTGGAACACACAGCTATATCCAAGCAAGTGGAACTGGTAATTTATATATACAACAAAATACAGCAGACCTAGATTTAGTATTACAATGCGATGATGGTAGTGGTGGAACTACTGCTTACCTAACCTTAGATGGTGGTTTAGGTTATATGACTGCTCAAAAACATATGGTGTTTGCTGATAGTCAACAAGTTGTATTAGGTACTGGTGCAGATTTAAAAATATTCCACGATGGTAGTCATAGTTATTTAGATAATTATACTGGTAATCTTTACATACTTAATAATACTACTGATGGAGATATATATTTTAAAGTAGATGATGGTGGTGGTAATGATATAGTTGCAATTCAAATAGATGCAAGTAATGTAGGTAGAGTAATATTACCAAACGATGGACAACAATTAACTATTGGTGCAGATTACGATTTAAACTTTTATCATAATGGTTCTTCTTACTTATCAAACAGTAATGGAACTTATTATTTAAACCAAGCAGCAGCTGCAGCATTATATGTTAGAAATACTTCATCAGACCAAGATGTATATATTTCTGTCAATGATGGTGGCTCACAAATCAATGCAATACAAATAGATGCAAGTGAAGTAGGTAAAGTTATGCTTCCTAATGACAATCAAGTATTTTCTATTGGAGCAGGTGGAGATTTAGCTATGTATCACAATGGCTCTAACTCATATATTTATAATGCTAATGTTGGAGATTTAATAATTCAAAATAATGTAGATGACAAAGACATTTCATTTAGAAGCGATGATGGTAGTGGTGGAGTAGCAGAATACCTTAGATTAGATGGTAGTTCAAAATTTTTAAGCGTTCCGAGTGATTCTGTGCAATTCACTCTTGGAGCAAGTCAGGATTTAAGATTATATCACGATGGAACTAACTCACAATTTAAAAATTATGGTGGAGCTTTTTATATAAGTCAAAATACAGCATCAACTTTATACATAGACCAAAATGCCGATGATTCTGATATTGTTTTAAGATGTGACGATGGCTTAGGAGGAACTACTGCTTACCTAACATTAGATGGTAGCACCAAAAATATTAACATAGATGTAACTACAAGAATTAAAAAAGATGTTGGAGATGGTGGAATCTTTTATATGGGAGCAGATAGTGATTTAGCGTTATATGTAACTGGTGACCACGCTGTATTTAGAAATTACACATCAGATGGAGATATTTATCTTTCAGTCAACGATGGTGGAGTTGCAGTAAATGCTGTTCAAATAGATGCAAGTGATGCTGGTACTGCAATCTTTAATCACGATGTTCAAGTAAAAGACAATGGTATGTTAAAAGTTGGTACTGGAACTGATTTACAAATATATCACGATGGAACTCATAGTTATCTCGCTAACTATACTGGAGATTTAGACATTTATAATAACACCACCGATGGAGATATTTCATTTTTTACTGATGATGGTAGTGGTGGAACTACAGAATATTTAAGATTAGATGGTGGTGCAACTGCTATTAAAGTTGCTAAAAATTTAGAATTAGCAGATAGTGTTAGAGCAAGATTTGGAGCAGGAGAAGATTTACAAATATATCACGATGGCTCTAACAACTACATAGACAGCACAACATCAGACCAAGACTTATTTATTAGGGTAAATGATGGTGGCAGTATGATTACTGCTATACACATTAATACAGATTCTGAGGGAGATGTATCATTACCTAATGACTATCAAAATCTTAAAATTGGAGCAGGTGCTGATTTACAATTCCATCACGATGGTGGTAATAGTTGGATGAATAATTATACTGGTGGTCTTGTTTTTGCACAAAACACAGATAATGGAGATATGTATTTTAAATGTGATAATGGTGCTGGTGGAACAGCTACTCACTTCTATTTAGATGGTAGTGCAGCACTACACGATGGTACAGCAACAACTAAATTAGTAACCAATTTCCCTGATAAAAGCTATCTAACATTTGGTACAGGTAGTGATTTACAACTATGGCATGATAGTAGTAATAGCTATATATCTCAAGCAGGAACTGGTATGTTGTTTATAAGAAATACTGTATTAAACCAAGATATAAGATTTAGTGTAAATGATGGTGGTGTAACTTCTAATTTAATGACTTTAAATGCTGCTTCATCACGAGTCGGTATAGGAACTACAGCACCTGCAGATAAGCTTCACTTATATGGAACAAGTGGTACAACACAATTACGAATTGAAACAACTGCTAATGCAAGTGCAAATATAAGATATAAAAATGACCAAGGGTCTTTTGTTGTTGGTATGAATAGTGCTGACCAATTCTCAATATGGTCAACAATATTAAATGCTACTACTACTATGACTCATAGTAATGGAGATTTGTATAATTATTATAACTACATAGCAACAGTAAATAATAAAGGTTATTCAGGTAGAGATGTAGCAGGTAATGTAACAAATCTTATTAAGATAGATAATCAGGATGTTATAAGACTTGGAGATACTACCCATGTAGAACAAATAGCAATATCTACTGCTTCTCAGACTAATGCTATGATATTTTCATCTTCAGGAATATCAATGTCTGGTAATGTATCTATGAGTTCACCAATGAGTTGTAATTATGGTTTAACTATTAATGAGGGTGGCAACGATAGCGATACAAGAATTGAATCTGTAGGTAATGCAAATATGTTTAGATTAGATGCTTCCACTAATAGAGTTGGAATTGGTACTGGTTCTCCTGGATATACATTAGATGTTGCAGGACATACACATATAGAGGGAAATATATTCTTCGGAGATGATAGTGTATGGCAAATAGACGATACTTCTTGGACAGGTGGTAGTGCTAATCAAGCAAATATTATGCTTACAGGAGCAAGTGGAACATTTGGTTTCCATAGTAATACAGGAGTAGTGAATGTATTAGCAGACGGACAAATAAGAGCTATAGCAGATTTACAATCAGACGCTGGAATTGTTCAATCTGCTGCAGGAGTTAATTTAAAATTAAGACGAGGCACTAATGATGACGATATTATTAAAATTGAGGCATCAGCACATAGATTTTTTGTAGATGCAACTGAAAGATTATTAATAACTTCTGCAGGACTTCAAGCAGACCAAACTATAAGAGTAGGTAATGGAAGTGTTGGAGCACCATCTCATAGTTTTGGTAATGACACTAATACTGGTATATACAGAAAGAGTGAAGATTATATGGCATTTGTTGCAAGTGGATATGAAAGGTTTGCTGCAAATGGAAATGGTTTAGATTTAAGTGGTGGTACTGTAAATAAGATTGTTCATACAGCAGTTGGTTCAAGAGATAAATATAGAGTTTGGAATAGTAGTTACTATACAATAGGTATGGACGATGCTATGACATTTGGTGGTTTAAATGATTATGCTATGACTTTCCAAATGAATGATGCTTCTAGTAGAGGTTTTTGGTGGGGGCATTCATCTCATAGTGATGCACAAGGAGCTATGTCTTTAAATACTGATGGTCAGTTAGCAGTAGCACATAGTGTAAGAGTTGGATACGGAGAATCAGATACAACAGCACCAGGTGCAACTTACGCATTAGATGTTACTGGTAGTATTGGAGCAACAGCAGATGTTGTAGCTTATGTATCATCTGATAAAAGATTAAAAAACAATATTAAAAATATTGCAAATCCATTAGAAAAATTAGAAAAACTTAATGGTGTAGAATTTGATTGGAATGACAAACAAGACTTGTATAAAGGACACGATATTGGTGTTATAGCACAAGAGGTAGAAGAAGTATTACCTGAGATTGTGGAAACAAGAGAAGATGGTCATAAGGCAGTTAAATATGATAGAATGGTTGCTTTATTAATTG